ACTATCTATAAATATATGTTTGTTATATGTCTCTAATATTTTCCTCATTTAATAGTGTAGGCTCATCATCACCAAACACCATATCTTTATCTTTTCTAGGTATGGTTTTAAACATATCTTTAAGACGTAAAGATTCAGCTAATGCTAATGGAGAACCGCCTTTAGGTGTACCATTTTCTTCAGGTTTATTTGCAGTATATAATGTACCATTTTCTTCTCTACCTAATCTATCTTTACCTAGTGGGTCGTTTTGCGTACCAATCATAGATGATTTTTCTTTAGGGCGACCAACGGGACGAGTTTCATCATATCCCGGAGGAACATCTGTCGCTTTAGTACCATTATATCTTCCAGCACCATATAATGTTGCTAAATCGTGTGGTGTACCATATGATTTACCTGATTTTGCTGGGTCGTTACCTTCGTTTTCAATCTGACCGAATCTAAAGTTACGTTTCATATCTTCAGCAACTAAATCACGTAATTCATCATATTGATCTTCGCTGAATTGGAATAAGAAATTATAAATCCAATCAGAAGGTATCAATTTACTGTCTTGCATATCTTTAGCTAATGCAATTTTTTCCTTCCATAGCGCTACTTTTTCTTGTTCATAAACTACTGATGGTGTAGATAAATGTAATTCAAAATTAGCTAATGATTCACCATCATATCCTTGAACATATAAGTGTACTAATGCTATTTTATATAATTCACTTAATACAATACGTTGAATACGTTCTACTGTACGAGCGAAACGAATATCTTCAGCAGCTAATGTAGCTTTACCAGTTAAATCTTTTTCAAATCCAAAGAATGCTTTAGGTACTTTTAATGCAGCTAACATTTCATCACGTAAGAAGTTTACGTCTTCTATTGCATTATACTCTAAACCTTTGATTGTATCAATTTTAGTGTTTGAGTTAGCACCACGTTGAGGAATGTAAAAATCTTCCATTACATTCATCATATTATATTTCAAGTTATATTCACCTGTATTTTTATCGATGTATGGTGTTTTTTGCATTTTTTGCTTTAAACGTTCCATGTAAGCATCAACTTCAGCAGGAGGCATATTACCTATGTCAACATAAAATACACGTTTTTCCGGGGCACGGGTGATACGATGCAAGAGCATTGCATCCTTCATCAAAATATATTGTTTATAAGTTTTACGAGCTGGTTCTATAAATGATCTGCCATAAGGAAGGTAGTTAGCATCTGTTAATAGACGGAAGTGAGCAATTTCGTAATTTTCAAATTTGATTTTACCATCTCTATCTTTAACACGGCTATTGATACCACCAGCGGCAATAACCATTGGATCAATTTTAAAACATACGTAAGATGGATTTTGAGGATCCATACCTTCTTCACGTACCATATCATAAACAGACATTGGTGTTACATTATATACACCAAATTTTTCAGCTATTTCAAGGTGTAAATAAAAATCACCATATTTACACATATTTCTAACCCACATCCATAAATTAAACTCAACATTTAATATATCATAGAATAGGTTATAAAGTATACGTTGGATATTTTCATCTGATGATTTAATCTGTACTACTTCGTTTGCTTCATTTTTTAATGTTGTTTCATCAGCTACTATATCGAGAGCAGAAGCAATAATTGATTCCGTATCCATTGCTTCATAGTCAGTATATAACTGAATACGAAGTGTTTGATAGTTCATCGTTGGGTTATATGGCATATTAGCACCATAACGATGAAGTTTTGTAAATCTATCAATTAAAGCATTGGTTTTTACGTTACCATATGCTTGGATACGGTCTGTATCTACTACTTTTAATTGGTTTCCACCAACATTTCTGATTACTACATCTGTACTGAATAAACGGGTTAACCTACTAAATAAACCAGTGCCCGCATTATTATTTTTTTCTTCAGCCATTAATATGTTTTATTATGTCTATAAATATTTATCAACTATAACATCCAACGTAGGTCTTCAACACCATATGGTGTTTCGATCTGGTATGGGTTTTGAGCATCGTTAGGCAATAATGTAATTGGAATACTGTTATTAGAAATATTATTTAAAGCTGCTCTTTGTAAATTTACGCCTTGTTGATAAAATTTTACTCCAGTATCTCTTGTAAATAATCCAATACCTAATGCCATAACTAAATCATCATTATAACCATTTTGCGCTTGTGCTTTTCCATTTTGCCAAATAAACACTCTTAATTCTTCTAATAGTCGTTTTGATCTAAATATAAAATGTCTATCTCGAATATACGCCTCTAGTTTTGAGATAACAAGTGGTCTTGTCTTAGCTGATGTGGTAAATCCAGGAACTGTTTGCTCACTATCCATTTTAGCCATCCATTTATCAATATTCAATTCGCCATATGCGCGAGGTGAATAATATAAATTTTGATATCCTTTTTCTATAATAGTATTTACTACATCCCATCCTACGTTAGCGTTTTCTACTACTAACAAAGCATTGTTATACTCTGTTGCAACAGAAACTAACATATTACCAAATGTTCTTGTGTCAATTTGTGATTTATATTCTGCTACTTGCTCACATGATTCGATATCAATAACATGAAATGCTGAGTAGTCACTGCCATCTCCTCGAGCCACATCAGCGCAAACAATATATTGTTTACTATAATCTGCATAATTCCATATCCAAAAGTCGCCACCCATAAAGCGGCGTTCCACAGGTTCTTGTACAAAAGTTTGTTCATAAAAAGTTAAGTTATCGGGTTCAATTAATGAATTACCGGAACCTAAGAAGTCACAGTCATACTCTTGAGCAAATTCACGTGCTGACATGTTTGCTCGTTCTGTTTCTTCCCATTTACTATCTCTATCTGGGTGTAAATCCCATCTTAATTTAATTGCTTTGAAATCGTTTTTGTTAACCTCAGCTTCAGTGTACATTTTATGAAACCAGTTACCAACACCATTTGGAGAGGATAATGCTATAATACCTCCACCCGTTGCAATGGTTGGTTTAATACTTGTGTATATTTTATCAATACCTTCAATGAAAGCAGCCTCATCTATTATTAGTAAAGATACTGCGTAAGATCTACCTGCATCTGATGCGGCTGATGTAGCTACAATTTGAGAGTTGTTAGCTAGTTTAAGTGATAATTTGTTATCTGAGATTGGTTTTTGACTTCCTTTAAGCCAATTAGGTAAGTTATTGTACATAAATTGTACTTTTTCAACCATACCTTTTGCCGTTTCTTGTTTTGTTGCTATACATAACACAGTTTTATCTTTATTAAATAGCATTGTCCATAAAGCATAACCAGCAGATAAGGTAGAGATACCTAACTGTCGGGACTTATTTATGATAGAGAAACGATGATTCCTAAAATCGTTTAATACATCCTCTTGGAAAGGATATAAGTGAAATAATACTCTACCTTTAACGGGGTGAGTTATATAACAATATTTGCGAAAAAAATGAATTGGATCTTGATAGCATTTTATATATTCTTGCTTTATTATATCCCTTATTTGTTGATTATTATTACTCATTTTTCTTTGTTTTACCTTTATTAGGACTTACTCTTCCTTTTATATCAGGACGAGATCTACCTTTTAAAGCTTTACTAATTCTTTTACCAAAATCCTTAGGTTTTGGTTTTTTCATTTTTTGAATTATATCTTCGGTATAATGTTTAGAATGATTTTGTAAAGCTTTACTAATTTTATTACTTCTTTCTATACTAGAATAACACTCATGACCTATTTTACCTTTACTTATTTTTTGCTTTGTTTCATTAGTATGAGATATTGGACCACTTCCACCTTTTTTACGTTTATTTATAACATCATATCCTAAATCAATATAATGTTGTATCCATTTTGTTTCAAGGGGTTCCCAATCATTATGATTTAATGAATTAATTTCATCTATTATAGTATATTTTATTTGTAAACCGTATTTAGATTGATGACCGTAATACCTAGTATTATTCTTAGTTTTACCTATATATACTTTATTAGTACCGGGTTCTATATTTTCTACTAAATATATTTTAGTTGACATATTCATATTGTATATAAATATATAAGATGAATTACTTCGTAAGAAGTATATATGTTAATCCACCTACTAGACCACCAATAGTAATACCGAATATAGTATTAGTAAATATGTTTTTTATTTTTAGTCGTCTATTTTGTTTTTGTAAATCTTTAACAAATTTACCTTGTATTTCAAATTTATCTTGTTCGTTTTTAATACGTTGTTCATACATTGTATCTTTTTGGATATAATTTGATATAATACTATCTTTAAGTATTACTTTATATTCAGTTAATTTAAGTTGATCTTTAATCAATTCATGAATTGCTTTAACACTATCACATCCAACTAATTCCTTTGCTATTTGTTTAGCTACTGGGGTGGGTATTTTGATTGTATCTTGTGCTTTGGTTAGCGTTGATATAAATAATAATATTATTAATAGTTGTTTCATTTTTTGTGTTTTTCGTTATACCACTTTTCTATCTCTATAAATTGCTTGCCTCCTAAACTATCTAATTTTCTTTTATATACTTCTCTTTCTCGCATAATAGAATCATTTTCTGCGTTTGGTGGGTAATCATATGCATTTCCATTCATATCAACAAACCATATTGCTGGTTCAGGGCGAATTGCATTTGGGTTGGTATCTAATGCTTTGCCATAGTCAATTGCTATTTTGATATTAATTTGATATAAACTATCAACATATTTTTCGTATTCAGCTCTAGATTTAG